CAGAGAACTCTGTAATGCTATCAATGATGTTGTCGGGAATAATATTACCAACTTTAATATTCCATCCGGCCATTTCCCAATCATCTTTCACAGTAATAGGAGATTTTTTAATCCAAACATCATCTTCAACCATCATTATATGAGATGTGTAAGTCTGTTCACAGGCAAATTTAAATCTTTCAAACCAAACCAATACCTTTTCTAAATTATAACTTGGATAACCAAGTTTATCTTCAAAGTATTGATAACGACAATTAAATTTTTGCGCAATATCAGATAAATCATCTGCACAATCTGAACCTAAAAAATAGTAATCAAAATGATGTTTACGGATATTCTCTACAATTTTTTCGGTTGATACTTTTTTACCAGCAGAAGCCAAATGAAGAAATGATATAGAAGCCATTACATTAATCTTTCAGACCAAGTTTTAGGAGTTTTATCGGTAATAATTTCTAACGGATAAGCATAGTCAAATGGTTTAGGACCTTTTGCTTTAATATAATCAACTGTTTCTTGTATAGATTGTTGTAATGTTGTTTTGGTTTCATAGTTCAATAACCAACGAGCCTTATCGGCAGAGCAATCTGCGTGTTTCACCTCTCTTGGCCTATCTGGCATATGAATTGCCTCACCGGTGAAACCTGTTGCATCTGCTACTAATTTGGAAAGTTCTTTAATTGTAACTGTGCCATCATCAGGCCCAATATTAATAATCTGACTGACAACTTTAGGATCAAGTGCCATTTTTTCTAAAGAACCAACACAGTCATCAACATAAGAGAAACAACGGGTTTGTTGACCATCACCATAAATGATTGCAGGCAGGCCACGCAGATTACGATTAATCATAATGCTCATTACATTGCGGAATGGGTCATCATACTTTTGACGGGGACCAACAATATTGTGTGGCACAGCAATGTTCCATTCCATGCCGTGAGTTTCACAAAGAATCTTTAATACATCTTCACCAGCAACTTTAGCAACACCATATGGGTCAACTGGTTGTGGTGTCATATCTTCGGTGAAAGGATGGGGTTGATTACCATATCGTGCCATTGAAGTGCAATATACAAATCGTTTTACTTTATTTTGAATGGCTGCTGAGATTGTTGCAACAGAAGCCTCAAAAATATTTTTGGTAATAAAACTAGGACTGAATACAGAAAGACCTTCATGTGCTGTGGCGGCAGTATGAATGACAACATCACATCCTTCCATAACGTAAGTCATTTTTTCTATATCGCAACAATCCACAACATATAGTGTTGCTTTCTTAGGCACATTATCACGATAACCACCAATCAAAGTGTCGTTACCTACAACTTTATGGCCAAGTTCTAACATTCGATCAGCCAAATGACTGCCAAGAAAACCGGCTATTCCTGTAATAAAAATTTTCATATTAATCTTTTTAAAATGGTTAATCCATTATTATTAGTTCTGCGTTCAACTAATTGCCACTCGGGATGAGAATCAATGAATTCTTGAACTGCTGGCCAAATACCTTTGCCACCAAATTCACCTTGGTCGGCAAATAATGTAGTATCGTGAAATAAAAGATATTTACGAACTTTACCTGCGTGCAATTCTAATTCTTTTTGTACCTGTTCATAGATATGTAGACTATCCACCAGCATCAAATCGGTTTCTGCAATTTTAACTTTACGGGTATCATCAACATGAAGTGTTACATTACGGCCAGCATTTCTGGCTTCTTCAAAAAACTCACAAATACCTGGTAGAGGCATAAATTCATAACTGTGTAGTTCAATATCGTGGCGTAGAAATGCACGAGTGCTTTGAGCCCAACCCACACCCAATTCTGTAACATGAGTGCATTGTGATGTCAGTTCAGATAATGTTGGTAAATGTTCGTGTATGTCCGTATCCCTCACACAGGCATCTTGATATTCTTTTTCAAAGTCCATTATTTTGTCCTAAAAGTAATAAGTTCTTCTTGTTGATATTTTTGTTTGATGTGTTCTTTCCATGCAGGCACACGGTCATATTGATGCACGATTGCGAATGTTCTGCCTAATGATGTCTTAACAATACCATCTTCAAACTTTGGTTCTGATTCTAACAGATGTGGCCTAAACGATTCAATTTTAGATGGGTCAACTGTTGTGCCAGCCTGACAAGCCCAACCATCTAATTGTTTGGCAAAGTAAGTTACATCTTTAAATGGTTGTGTTTGAATCAGAACATTATAGACCGCTTGGTCACAAATAGGAATAGGTCGGTTGATTGCATTGAACAAAATGTTGAACATCATATCTTTTACATATTCAGACACACCACCGATTGTTCCTACATTGTATATCTCATTATTTTTAAATAATTCATGAACATAAGGTCCATAGGCTTGCATGAGATTCTCATTACCCCATGGTTCGTCTTTGTATCTCATGCCTTCTGAACCGGCAACCAATTTTTTACCTTTGAGATTTAATTCTAACCAAGTGATTGGATTTGTTTGAAAATAAACATCTTTAACATCTGTAGTCACCACATGATTATAATTCTGCCAAGTGTTTTTGAGAAAGTCGTAGATGGTAAGAAAGCGAGCCACATGAACTGGTGCTTTAATATCATGCATCTTAATGATGATGAAATTTCGTTTGATTAATTCACCAATAGTTTCTTGTGAGGCATCACCCACAACCATGGCTTTATCGCCAGTAAAACCACATTCATCAATTGATTCAACCCAAGGTTTTAATTGATTGTAATTATAGTTTGTAAATGCACCGATTATTAGGCTTTTTTGCGCCATGGGTATTCTCCATTATATTTTTCATTCATTACTTTATTACCATTTTCAAAGAATTCTGCTGTGACAGAACCTTTACCACCATCTACTCTATAACAGGTTGTATATTCACCTGTGCAATAGAATTTGGGAAAGTGTTTTGTGATTGCTTGTAAAAATACTCTATCTTGTCCCCAACCACCATGCCAAACACTTGCAATTTTATTTGCTACTTCTGTTTTAATGAAGTAACAATTAGTATCTATATGATGAACCCCATGATATGTTGGCCAAATACCTAACGATTCACAGTCATCAAAGGAAACAAACTTACCTGCTTTATTATAAACTTGTCGTAAAGAATAACACCAATCTAAACTTCGTGTATTGATGGTTTTAATACAATTTTCAACATGAGACCGATATAACCAATTGTCTTGGTCGAGATAGGCAACATATTGTGTATTGACTAGGTGTGTAAAAGCAGCATAGATACGGTGACCATAAAATCCATTGGCACCGACATTGATTGGTAAAGCACAGATATGAACTCTCACATCATCTACAGCTGAACCCAATGCCTCTAATGTTTTGTCCATGTGTTCAACACCATCAACGACAACATAACATTCAGTAGGATAACTTTGGTTTAAAACGGATTCAACGGCAGTTTTTATCTCTGGCGAACCAGTAGTTGGTATAATCACAGTAGCGGACATAATTTAATCTCTAGTTAATTTCAATATTCTTTCAATTTGTTTTTCAATAATCGGTTTACGATTAGGCCAATATATGTATTCTTTCTCTCCAGTAGAATGTAATTTCTGAAGAAAAGGAATAATCATCTTTTCTACTTCAGCCAAACGAGTTTTATAATCGTCTGCTGTTTCGGCTGTCTTATTAACGACAGCATTATATTCTGCTTCCGATACGGCAGAGAAACCAAAGTCATCTTCAACATTGGCATATTCTTTCATTACTCGGTCAAAGTCTACTAATCCCATATTTTAACCTTAATATAATTTTCCAAAAGGACCAAATCCTTTACCACGTTTTTCAGCTAAAAAGAATAGGTCAGTTATAAAACCTTCTAGTTTTTTCTTAGGAAGAGCAACTAGTTCATCTAAAAATTTCATCTGCATCAATTTTGAATTTGCTGTACCATAATTATTTTCATCCATCATCATCTTTAAAATGTTTTCTGAGAATACTTTATCAGAATCAATTTGAGTTTCAACATTATTCTTTATTGAATTGAACATATCTTTATACTTTTTATCTTCTGTATTAAACTCAACAGTAGAAGATGGAAATTTATGCCAGTCATTTACAAAATCAATTTTATATTTTTTAGCTGCTTTCTCAACCAATTCTACTGGTGCTTTTCCTATTTGAGCGGATCCTCCCGGCTCTTGAAATTCAAATATTAAATTGCCTGGTCGATAAGTTCTACCAGAAGTTCTAATAGTTAATGTATAATTGACTTTTTCTTTAGAATATACAACAATAAAAGAAATCCTAGTATCATTTGCTTTGAATGTGCCATCTTCTCTTAATTTTAAATCACATTTTATATTGTTTATAGTAAAATTTGGATTTTTACCGCTAACAAATAAAACACCATCTTTAATGTTTACTTCTTGATACCGAGCTTCAGGTACTCTTTTATCAACTAGTTTTAAAGATATTCCAACAACTTTTCTTTCTTTAAAAAGTGTTCTTAATGTAGCATTTAATTTTTCAATGTCATTACTATTTTCAACAGATTCTTTGATAATCTTAACAACTTCTCTTTCGTTTTGAATACACCAAACGTCAGCTGGATCCCAAGCGTCTTTTTTATTGATGCCATATTTTTGGTTCACTAATTTAGAAACGAAATCCATGAATCCTTCTTTGACACTAAATTCTTTAAATTTAGCATCAGAGAACTCATCTAAAAATCTTTTTTGTTGTTTATAGAAACTATTAACCCATTCCAATGTAACAAAAGGATAAAGGCCTTTTTTGGAATTTGTTCCAATAATTTCTTTTTTAAATTTGGCATCATTTAAAATATCTTCTGCATTTTTGTATCGTTTATTATAATTTAAAGCTTGGTCAAAAATCCATGCAGAAGTTTTTTCTTGCATTTCTGTTAATTCTGTTGCTGTTGGTTTTGTGGCCATTTTACCTAATGATTTGAATTTCTTTACCTGAAGTCCAGATTTCTAATTCTGTTCTTAATCTACCCTCAGATTTGAGAGTTTCGTATCTATTTATAGCTTTGCTCCGCCACCATTCAATGACATTGGATAACTCATGTTTCTCATAATTTTCACCAGGTAAAAGTTTATCTGTTTTACAATTCATATAATCAACAGTATTCTTAAATCCATAATCAGAAATATAATATCGTTTTTTTTCTGTCAACTTTTTGGCATTCTGAATCGTTAAAGAGAAATCATCTCCTTCAGGTGTTCCTTTTAATGCTGCTTTGGTGAGAGCAATAATTTTAGTAAATGTCCTGAGTTTTCTACTAGTTGTTGAAGTATCTCCACCCAACAAATCTCCAGTTATATCTTCCACATACTTTTTCAAATCTATATATCTTTGGCCGTGCATCATTGGTACAATATCAGATTCGGTCAAACCTTTAAAACGAATATATGGTTTCATACCATCATATTGTGATACTGATTTGGTACTTCCATATAAACTGGTAGTTTCAAATAAACAGATATTCATATCATATTTTTTATTACAGATTTCTCTTACAGTATGACTGGTACAAATGGCTGATAGAAGTTTACCGCCTAGGTAATTAAAACCAAATGGTTGAGATGGTACAATTACGAAACCCATAACACAAGCTGTATTGAACCGCTTGGCAGTATCTTCATTTTGAATCCAAACTTGTCCTAGGTAGTCGTTACGAGGTTTCATATAGATGACTGGTGAACCTAAACGAATGAATCCTAGAATCTTTCCTGAGTTTCTTTCTTTGACTGCCAATTGAATATTCTTACCAACTGGTGCTTTATTAATGTGTGAACTGGTAATGGCAAGTAATGGTTCCCAAACATCATTTGGTATTTCACATACTTCAATATCCATATCTTTTGGGTGCATTGTGAAATCGGAGAACAAATCATCTTCAATTGGAAATAAAGAAGATGGCATATCAGCCACATTCTTTAGTTTCTCATCACGCATGTATTCTTCGGTACTTCCAATGTTACTAAAGTAATCATGAAAGGCCTTAGCACAATACAAACCATTTTCTCTGGAGATTATCATACTTTAAATCCACTAAATGATTTCTTTTGTTTTTCTTCTCTTGTACCAAATGTGTTTAGTGGCTTATCATGGCCAGCATCTGCGATACCCATCTGTGCAGCCTGCTCAACATCATATAATTTCATTTTGGCTCTATCAACACCAAGAGTAAATCGTTTATGAAATGTTGGATCATTATATCGATTCTTCAATTGTTTAACCATGATTTGACCAAGTTCTTCTAGTTCTTCAGAAGAAATTAAAGCAAACATCAAGTCTGCGGTGGCGGGAAGTCCGAACGACTCGCTCGTGTCCTCAAGTCCCGGATCACTGGAAGTAAATCCTGAACGGGTAGTTTGTGTAGCAGATACAATAGGAACATTATACTCAACAGCAAGGCCTCGTAGTTCTTCTGCAATTGCTTTAACGTAGGTGTAGGAATTAATATTCGCACCAGCTTTAATACGAGCAGAACAACAAATATTGAGATAGTCAACGAATATAATGTCAGGTACAAAAGACCTCTTGAGATTAAGTTCATTTAATAGTGTCCTAAAATGAATGGTTGATGCTGAAGCGGTTGGATATTCTTTGATAATAAGTTTGCCTGTGGTCTTTTCACGAACACGAGAAACTTTCTTATCATACATATCTTTTGGTAGTTCAATCAAATCATCAATAGTAACATTCAACAGATTGGCATCGATTCGTTCTGCAATCTTTTCTTCACTCATTTCCAAAGTGATGTAAAGAACATTTTTACCTTGAACCATACACGAAGCAGCCACATGACACATAAAAAGAGATTTACCAACACCAGTCCCCGCCAAAGCAATATTGAGTGTTTTAGCTGGTAAACCACCTTTGGTGATTTTGTTGAAGTAGTCGAGGTCGAATGGGATTCGTTCTTCTTTTCTGTGATAGAATTCATATCGAGCATCCGAGTCCTGTAAATAATCGTGACCTACTGAGTTATCAAATGAAACGGCTAAGGCGTCTGATAATATCTTGGGAATCTGGCCCTTATCATGAGTTTTATCTTTGCCATCGAGAATTGAAATAGACCCCAATACTGCGTTGTAGATGGCTTTCTCTTGACAGAATTGTTCGGTTTTGTCAACAAGCCATTG